CTTTAGAAAATTCTCCAGTCTTGAAAGAGGCATCTTATTGGGCTATGTACAAATTTTCTTCTGTTTTATTTATCAACGGAATAATACCAGAAAGAAAGAGCATATCTTTCTGAACCTTCTACCTTATCCACATAATGAAGATTTTTAGTATTTTCAAAGATAATTAATTTTCCTGGCTCTGGTTTTACTATTTTATTTTCAAATATTAGGTTTCCACCTTCAAAATTATCATTCAAATAAAGCATCGCTGCAACTTTATTTGGTGTGTGAATGTTATTACTATCAAAATGAGGTTTCATAAACGTGCCAACTGGCCATCTTACGATACCAACATAACCTAACTCACAATCAACTAAACTTTTACATTTGTCAGTTACTTTTGTGACAACCTCATCATCATCAATTGTGATAGGATCAACATTATTACCATAATATGTAGCACCATGATCAATCCACTCAATATCAGTTGAGTAAATATCATCACGATTTACATTTGATGATTTATTTGCGTCTGCAAAATCTATCAATCTTTGACACTCACTCAAAGAAATAAAATTTTCTTCAATGTAAGGAAAACTCATTTTGTAATTGTATTTGGTGGGCCAGCAAAACGAGGATCCTTTGTATTCTTCTTATCAGAATTCACTTTATTTGGATTATAATTTGGATCGGGATAATCTTCCCAACTATTGCCCTCGTATTCAGTGATTAGTGGATTGACATCTTTTCTCTCAGCATATACATGATAAAAACAATCAATTAAAATTTCATTAGTTAGAAAATCTTGATTTGCACCAAGTTCAATCACTACATATGAACTGTTAAAACTTTCAATCACAAGATTTTGATTTTTTCCGATTGGTTGTAGTTGAACTGTGATACTATCTTCATGAACAAGATCTTTCCAATAGTATGGCAATTCAATAATATTTTTACCTTTTAATCTACCACGATAATAAACTCCGACTTCAGGGCCTTCAATACATGCATAACGAAGACGATGACCATCTCCCTTTGTTGGGTGTTTCAAATCAAATGGTTTTGGAGATGCATCTGCAGCAGCAAATCTAGATGCGAGTTTTCCTTTATTACCACAATCAACCGCACCTGTCACAAACATATCACCTATAACATGAATTGTATCAACAGATGAACCACCTGATATTAATAAAGCATTCGCTGTTTTACCATCACCTGTGACGGTTAAATTACCATCAGCCTTAATTGCAAGAGTTGATTCGTATGCTGGTTGAAAATCAAGAGAGTTTTGAACAGCACCATTTGATGCGACATTCAAAGCACCTTCATAATTTGGTGATGCTGTTGGTTTTCCGATATAAACAGGGCCATTTAAAACCGCAGTTCCAGTTGGTGAAATGTCTGGTGCGGTGTAAGAAACATCATTTGTCCCTACAATGAGTTTATCTGTTTGAGTTTTAACTATATTCATCTGTTTATCTTTCGTCTAATTTGGGTGGTCTAATCGTGGTTGCTTGTCTTAAAATTTCCGACATCACACCATATTTCATGTCAGCGTCAGCAGCGGCGATTGCAAATCCATATTTAAGTTGAAAAAAACCTTTACT